TGAAAATAGAACGTGTTTTTCTTGATATGCTTGAGTATATTGAGCAGGTGCTGAATCAAAATAAACCCAACACTCCATAGTAAATTCGCTTTCAAAATCGTATTCCGATCTATGTGAGTAGACAACACCATTACCCACGTTTTTCAGAACACCAGTACCAAATTTAGCGGGGGTGCCTACAATAGTTGAAGGACTAAAATTAATTGAATTGTATGTGGTATAAGTATTGGGAGTACCAGTATCACCAAATTTTACGTCGTCAAAATCACTATCGAAAGTAGCTCTTACTATAACTTTATCCCAAGCAGTTTCTGCTGGAATTGTAGTCTGTTGAGTGCTGCCAAGAATAAACTCTTGCCATGCAGTTCCATCATAGAAATATGGTTTGCCTCCAATCTGTCTTAATTCGCCCAGAGTTCCTGATGGACCAGATCCTTCATTAACACCAAACTTGAATCCGTTAGCAGTGAATGGATCGCCACCACCCGCTACGCTGATAACACCATTGCCATCAATAGCGATAGTTGTGCCATCTGGTTGTACAGTACCGACAGCAGACGTGGTTGCAACACTAGTCGTTTGAAGTGGAGAACCACTAACAGTGAATGCTGTAGCATCAACAGTTCCTGTAACAGTTACACCACTAGAATCGAATACTGCTCTATCTGTCAGTCCGTTTTCATTAGTAATTCTAACTGCTGGACCAGCACCAAGAATAAGATCTGCAGATCCACCAGGAGTTCTCACATAAAATCTATTAGTAGAAGATGTGTAAGAAATACGTCCATCAGAACTTGCGCCAAAATTCAATACCTTATCATCATCTAATGCAACATCGTTATTGAAGGTAGTGCTACCAGCTACGGTGAAAGTTGCAGATGCTCCAGTAAATGAAACATCATTACCAATCTCCAAATCGCCTGCAAATGTGGCATTACCAGGAGCGGTGATTTCAGATGTGATTCCTGCGGTTCCTACCTGTCTGCCTTTCCAAAGAGCACTTCCGCCCATGTTAGCAATATAAATCTGTCCACCGCTGCTTACACTAAATCCAGCATTAGTAGATGTCTCGCTGATACCACCATTAGGGAATTCGCCAATAGGATATGTGCTGAATCCATATGGAACATACATCGAGCTACCAAAGACAGCTTCAGTAACCATCTGACCAGGAGTTATCTGATCTGCCGTTTTAATAATAAAAGTGCCTGATGCAGAATGTAACTCGTCATTAACTTCGAGATCTCCTAAAACTGTCGCACCTGTAAGGTTAGTTGCGAGTTTTTTAGCACCGTCATAGTAAAGTTCAACAGGTCCATCTTTCAGGAATGTGGCATACAATTCACTAGTATCAGATTCTGATCTAATCTGTAAAGCATCAGAATCAATGAATGATGTCAGGACACCTGTTGAACCATCATAGTAAATTTTTAGGTCAGCATCATCACCGAAGTTTGCTACTACATTATCAGAAAAAGTAGGACTGCTATTGAATGTTGCAATGCCGTCGAATGCTACAGTGCTTTGGAATGTTACATCACTAGAAAATGTTTTGCTCCCACCAAATGTTTTCGTACCATCGACTGCAGTGTCGAGGTCAGATGCGATTAAGTTAATCTCTTGACGCTGCTGTTCCAGCGTATGCGCCTTTGGTACGTTGCGTAGTGTCATTTGATTAACTGCTTAAGGAGGGACTTGATTTCGGACATTTCTTCCTTCAAAGTATTTAGATCATCCTGCACATTCTTGAACTCTTCTGCGAGTCTCTTTTTTGGTTTGGGTGCCGTGTTAATAATGGCACCCGTATTCATATCTCGCACAAGTCCTTCTTGACCTTCGACTTGTAAGTATTCAGATAGTTTCATATTAGAAAGAAGCAACAGTTCTCATGTCCTGAATTTTGGGGACATAAGAAGGATTATCAGATTTCATAACAATCTTGATAGCAAAGGATGCGAAGTCGGGAATATCGCTCGCGGTGAATGATAGTTCTTGATATGCATCTTGAGATTCATACTGTCCAGAGATGCTGTTCTGTGCCGTAGCAATCACATCATTATCAGAGGAACCATCTCCATTGAAGTAGGTCCAACTAATATCATCAAACTTTTGTTGTGATGCTTCTGGTTTGATCTTGTACAGAACTTGGATGTTATTAACATCAGTTGCATTAACAGTCAATTTAGTGTTCAGTGAAGAAGCAGAACTTGCTAGGGAGATCTCTTTAGTTACATACTTGGATACACCAGAGGTGTTTACAGAACCATTTTCTGCAACAAAGTCAACACCATCTCCAAACGTCATTGCCTTGATTTCAGCAAACTTGGATGTCTCAAAAGAAGAATTCTTGAAGTCGATTAGATCACCGACTCTGAAGACATCAGATGTTTGTAGACTCGTGGTTGCAGTTCTAGCGAAGTCACTACCCAGTGTGATTTCACTTGCATAGTCATCATTGATAGGTCTCTTGTCATTTTCAAGAGTCAATGTCTTGGTATTTGAATCCCAGAAAATTACTTTACCACTGACTTTATTATCATACTTTTCAGTTCTTACTGAAGGATTGAATGCAGTAACTGTGGAACCAACTACAAACTCGGGAATTTCATTAAAGATTCCAGAGTTTGCAACCACTACAGTAATTCCATCTAGATCGCCACCAGAGGCAGATTGGGTGCTGAAGTATAGAGTCTCGCCCAAGACAAAGTTTACAGAGTTTTTGATCTTAACAAAGATGTCATTATCACGTACCCGCAGAACTTCAGATTCTGCACCAGAAGTTACGCCAGTGACATTTTGGTCAATGGTGATGGGAACAAGATTACCACCGCTCTCGTTTCCTTGTACAGTGAATCTGTATACAGGGAACAATTGAACTTCTTGATATCTCTTACCATATCTCCCTTCAGTTCCTACAGAATTTTCTACTCTATTGCTGACAGTCTTTGCAGAAGCAGATCTCAAGTCAACAACAGGAGATAGATGAGACTTCTCGGTCTTCATCGTCAATTTATACATCAAAGATCCTTCTAGATTATTGAGACTTTCATTGATTGGAGATGCAATCAACTTTTGATTCAGGAAGTATTGTTCCTCATTCAAGAAAGTTGTCTCATAATCTGTCATGGAATATGAAGTGTAGTTAGTGGTGTTGGAATCAACAGGAACAACATTGGTAGTTTTTACCATGCTGTCAATAGAAGTTCCACTAACTTGCAGGTATGGAATTTGTGCGTAGAGTTTTTCGTACTTTCTATTGTAAGATGCTAGAACTGCATCTTGACCGAAGAATCCAGTATCAGATGCTCTGGATGGTCCAACGATATTGTAAGAGTCAATGCCTGCATTAGAAACTTGGAACAAAGTAGACTCTAGTTCGATAGCATCATATCCAGCGAAATCAGGCAGTCCTCTGAAGAATACTTTAGAATCTCCAGCGGTCTCAAAACCATGATCTCTGTGATATACCTTAATGATGTTACTGTTGTTTTTGAACAGAGGAGAAGTTGCTGTGCTGTTGGCAAGAGCATAAGTCTCGAAAGGATCAGATTGTAGTTTTTCGTAACCCAGATCCTCGTTCTTGATGACTAGTTCACCAGGTCTAGAAGTATCGAATTCTGCTCTGTATAGATTGAACTTGATATCCTCAAATAGATCTTCTTCCCAGTTAGCAGTGTTTTGAGACTTGAATAGCGATCCAAGGAGAGGCTGTGCATTGACAACCAGACCAGAAGAAATATCTTCTTCTCCCAACTTGGAAGACCATAGTTTGTATTCAACAGCATCACACTCAATATTGAGTGCATACTCGGTATCATTCTGTAGATAAACAGGATACTCGAAGTTGAAACGTGTAGGTGTGGTAGATCTGATTCCACCTTCTGGATCGATTGCAACACCCATTCTTACAGCGGGTTCGTCGATCTCAATCTCGGATTCGATAACAGCGCCATTATTACCAGCACCAGTTCCTCTGATAACAACAGATGGTGCTTCGGTATATCCTCTACCAGCAAGACTTACATCGGCAAGGAATAGTTGACCACTAGATACTTTAACAGATCCAGTAGCGTTGCTTCCGCCAGGTAGTTGTGGACTTTCAATGGTGATAGTTGCGCTTTCATATCCAGAACCCAAATTAGTGATATTCAGTTTGGATACACGACCAGAGTCTTTAGCAATCTTCAGACCCACTGTGGCATTGTTAGCATTGTTGTATGCAGTAACTGTGCCGATAGTCAAATCTTCGTTCTGTAGGAAATCTCTTCCGTTGTGATTATTCAAGATAAACGTATAAGTCTGCTCATTTGTTAGAGAGATCTCGCCATTACTGGAAGGGGTAACTTCAAAGTTGTTTCTATCAAGAACTTTAGCAATAGGTCCTTTAGCAAGACTTCTGTTACCAGTGACATCTTCTCCCTGTTGAATCGTAATATTTCCAGAAGAATATACCTTCAGGAAAGTATCTGGATAGAGAGTCCTAATAGATCCAGGAAGGATGTACTTACCAGGTTTGTCTGCCTCTACGTTAGAGAGATAAACTCTTAATGGAACAGTAGCACTCTTCTCGGAGAAGAACAGGTCAACGCCTGTTGCAAACATACCACCTTCAAAGCTTTCGACCTTGAAAGTCTGTGCCATTGGGTTTGGTCTTTCTTTGTTCTCTGTGTTACTATCAATCTCCTGTACACCTTCGTTTGCTTTGAAGAATGCTGGTGCAGTAGAGATGATAGATGCAGGGTTCTCTGGCAGAATACCAGTAGCATAGAACTTGACTTCAGCGAA